GATCAACGCCAATCTCCATGCCAGAGATCAGCTTGGAATCACGTCCGGCCCCGGCTGGGAATCCCCCCAAGCGCCAGTTTGTCCACGCGGCCTAGAGTACGTCCGTGGTGTTCTTCGGCTTCTCACCGGTGGCGAGACGCGCCTCCTGAGGGCGGTGGAAGCTGGACAGATGCCGGTCAGCGTCGCCGTTGAGATCGCGGAGGCAGAGGACGCGAATGTCCAGCGCGTGCTGCACGAAGCCTATGAGAAGAAGCTGCTGCGGGGTCACAACCTGATGTCCGCGAAGCGTCTGATCGAGGTGCGCCGCAGCCAGGGCCCGCGGGTGAAGGCCAATGAGCGCCGCCGGCTGCGGCCGCTCTCGGTGGACTCCCTGCTGCGGACCTATCGGCAGGACGTGGATAAGAAACGCATGATCGTGCGCGATGCGACGAACACGCGGGGCATGCTGTTGTTCGTGGTGGAAGCGCTGCGGGCCCTTCGAGCCGATGAGGGCTTCGTGAATTTGCTGCGAGCCGAGGGTCTCTACACGATGCCGGCGAAGCTGGCCGAACGCGTTGGGCCCGCGCCGGGGGAGGCGTGAGATGGTCGCCGAGCACAAGCCGCCGCGCATCAAGAGTGCGTTCGAGGCCACCAGCATCCAGGTTCCTCTGGAGCGGATCCGCCCGCTGCGCCCGGTCTCCGGCAAGACGCGGAGATCGACGAAGTATGCGCAGATCGCGGCCTCCGTGGCTGAGGTGGGCCTGATCGAGCCGCCGATCGTGGTGCGCCATCCCTCGGAGCCGGACGCCTACCTACTGCTGGATGGGCATCTCCGGGTCGAAATCCTGCGCGACCGGGGCGTTGTCGATGTCCTCTGCCTCGTAGCGACTGACGACGAGGCATTCACCTACAACAAGCGCATCAGCCGCCTCGCCGCGGTGCAGGAGCATCGCATGATCTTGCAGGCGGTCGACCGGAACGTTCCCGAAGAACGCTTGGCCCGAGCGCTCAACATCGACATCAGCACGCTGCGCCAGAAGAAGCGCGCTCTTCAAGGCATCTGCCCGGAGGCCGTCGAGATCCTGAAGGACAAGCCGATTTCGCTCAGCGTGTTCTCCATCCTGCGGCGCATGAAGCCGCTGCGACAGATGGAAGCCGCTGAGATGATGGTGGGCATGAACCGCTACTCGAAGGGCTACGTCCAGGCGCTGCTGGTCGCGACGCCAGAAGACCAACTGGTGCAGGACGGCAAGCCGAAGGCGCCGAAGGCCCTGACCCGTGAGCAGGTGGTTTTGATGGAACGTGAGACGGCTCGGCTCGACCGGGAGATCAAGGTCGCCGAGCAATCCTACGGCCCGGATCATCTGCGGATGGTGCTTGCACGAACCTATCTGACCAAGCTCGTTGCGAATACGCGGGTCGAGCGCTGGCTCCAGCAGCACCAACCGGAGATGCTCGCCGAGTTTCGCAAGCTGGTGGATGGCCAGACGGCCGTGGCGTAGCGCCTGTGCGGCCGGGCGGGGCCGGCTACTGAAATGGGGACCCGGACCCGAAAGCGCGGGGACCGTCGGAGACGCTGCACGAGGGGCAGATCGAGGGCGGTGGTGGGAATGGCGGCGAACCCGCTGGCGCCCACCAGGCCGACCGTCATAGGGCCGGCCGGCTGTTCCAGTGATGCGGAACAGAAAGGTAGGGGTGCAGCGTCTGATGCTGCACCCCTCCCCGCCTCGTCAGGCATGCACCTCGACGTCGTAGCCCAGGGAGCGCAGAGCCTTGCTCGTGCGGCCGTTCCGGGGCGGGAATTCATCCGGCAGAGCCCATCCGACGATTTCCCCGAAGGCGCTGATGCCCATGTGGTCGAGCTTGAAGCGCGGCTCGGTGACTGCGTCCCATAGGCGCTCGACCAGCTTGTCAGATGGGCCACCGTAGAGCACGTACTCCAGCACCTGCAGCACCGACAGCTCTCCAGCGGTGCGCGTCCGGTACACGTATGCGGCGAGCGCCCGCGTCTTTTCCTCGATGGTGTATTGGCGCGTATCGGGCAGGCCGAGGACGCGGTTGGCGACGCGCCGCGCGTGGTCTCGCACCGCGTGAACACGGAGGAGGACCTCTGCAAGCTCGTTCTCAGTAAGGCGGGCCACGCGATCGGGTGCGAGCATGGACCTGACAAATGGGGCCCAGTCGTTGAGCGTGGTTGCCTCCGATGTCGGCGGCTCTTTGAGCTGCCGCCACCATTGGAGGGCGTCGCGTTCGGCCGCTTCAGGGTCATGCCTGTTTGTTAGGAAATGATGCTCGTACCTGGCTTGCCGACCTTCGAAGGTGCGCTGGTAGTAGTGGGCGTGAAGGAACTGGTCCGCCTGGGCGCCAGGCGGCGCGTCGGCATGGACCCAAACCGGCCTGTTCGCTTCCTTCGCGACCTTGGTAGCCAGATTGCGAATGATCTGAAGCGTGCTGTTCCACTCCTTGATGAACGCAGCGGCGCGCGCGGATGCCGCACTGCGTTTACTGACGAGGCCGAGGCCTCCCCACCGCGGCACGTGCGGATTGGCCTCGAAAGCCTGGGACTCGGCTTTATCTTCTACCCTGCGCCGCTGGAGCACGCGGCCCCGAGCCTCGATTGCCCTGAAGAGCTCATCGGTGAGCGGAGCTGAGTGCCGGTGGACCTCGGAAAAGAGGCGGTCAAGCTCGGCACCCTGCCCAGTGTCGGCCAGCTCATCCTCGGTGAAGAAGAATCCTGCCTCCAGGTTGTTCCACCAGGCGCTCTGCGTGAGGTTGGCCGAGCCGACATACGCGCCGTAGCCGCGCCACCAGATGGCTTTGGCGTGCAGGTTCCGGACCAAGCGGCAGGCGAACGCCGGGGAGCGGCGGTCTAGGAAGGTCTTGAGGATCGGCACGGCAACCGGCACGCCGTCGTCGAAGCGGCCCCAGAAACGGAGCGGGATGCGGTGTTCCCAGCACCATTCGAAAAGAAGCGCGCCGTCCGTGGCGTAGGCGACAGCCGCGTCGACGCGCTCGGTGTGTGGGGCGGCGGCCTCGACGATATCACGGAGGTAGTCGCCGTTAACGCCACCCAATAGCAGCTTCATTCCGCCTTCCGAATCCGGTTCGTCTCTCCAAGCGAAGCCCAGCCTCGTGCGTGCGGCAAGTTGTCGGCGGGTTCTTTGCCCCGGCACGACACTCCGATGGCGAGCAGCTCGGCACGGACCGCGGCTCCATGAGGATCACTTAGCGCTCCCTCCCGAACAGCACGAGCGGAACAGTGCCGCGCGCGATTGAGCGCACCGCGCTTCCAATGCCGAAGATCAAGGAGCGACGCCCCCACCCGAACGGGTGCGAAGGGCAACATGCTCGCGCCGATAGCCGTAAGCACCGCGCCCGCTGGCACCGGTCACCTCTGCAAGCGCGCGCATGCCGCCGCGATCACGCAGCGCGCTCCCGCCGTAGCAGGACGGCGACGGCGACGACGGCGACGGCGATGACCAGCGCCACACCAACCCACACCGGGATCCCGGCCAGCGCCTGCAGCGCCGGTGCCGCGGTCGCCGCAGCCGCGGCGTAGCCGGCGAGCTTCGCCGCCTCGGCGCCTTCCGAGGGCGGCGGCGCCGGCGCAACATGCCGGCTGGCGACGAACTCCCCGCGCGCCCACAGCCCGGCCTCGGCGGCGCGGCGGTTCACCAGCCCCGGCACGGTGGCCAGCCGCCCATTGCGCCGCTGCTTCACGTAGAGCCCCATGCGCCGGAGCGCGCCGTCATAGTCACCACGGTTCAGCGTCGCGGCGATGTTGGTCAGCGGGCTGCCCGGCGTAGTGCTGTGCCCCAGGTTGAACGCGAACGACACCAGCGCGCCGTACTGACCGTCGGTCAGCGGCACCGTGACGATGCGCGCGACCGCCGCCTCGACCGGTGCGAGATCCTCCAGTAGCAGCCGCTCGGCCTCCGCCTGCGTGATGCGTTGCCCTGGCCGCACCGTGCGGGTGTGGCCGTAGCCGATGGTCAGCGTTCCCCGCACCGGATCGTCCGGCTGGATGAAGCGCGGCGGCCGCGCCGGGTCGGCGTCGTCATAGGCGTGCAGGATGCAGCCTTCCCACCGCTTGAGCAGGTCGAGCGCCTCGGCGCTGATGCGGCGGGGGGTCATTCCCCACCTCCGAACCGCGCGGTGAGCAGCCGGTCGAGCTTGCCGTCGAGCTTGTCGAGCCGCGCGAGCACGCGGCCGACATCGGCGTGCAGGTCCGCCTTGGTGGCGTATTCGCGCGCCAACTGTTCGCGCGTGCGCGACAGGCACAGCTCCATCTGCCGCAGGCGGTCGAGCGAGGCCTTCAGGAAATAGGCCAGCGGCGCGATGGCGAGCGTCGTCACCACCTGCCAGAGCAGGGTCGGGGTGAGGTCCATGATGTTCTCCGGGGAGGCAGGCGGGCCGAGCCGCGATTGACGGCCTCGTGGGTGGGAACGTTGCAGCGCGCCCCGTCAGGTCAGGGCGACGCCCTTCCACACGGCGGCGCCGGCTGTGGCGTCGACACAGCACCAGAAAGTCCAGCCGACGGTGTCGAGCCATTGCGAGCCGACGCTGTAGCCGGCCGCGCTGTCGTCGGTGGCGGTGGGGGCCGCGGTGGCGGCGAGGTTGTGCCGCGGTCCGAATTCGACCGCGGTGGCACTGGCATTGACCCGCAGGATCCGCCCGCCCTGGCCGGCATAGCTCGCCGGGGTGTCGGCCAATGCCAGGAAGGTGGTGACCGGCGTCGCCGCCGTGCCGCGGATCAGGGCCGTGAGCCCGTTCGTGCTGCCGTCGGTCCGCGCCAGCACCGCCTGCCCCGGCGCCAGGGTCAGCGTCGTGCTTCCCCGCACGAAACCCACCTCCTGGTTGCAGGTGCTGTCCATCACCAGCACGGTCAGCCGCTCGCGCGCCGGCAGGGTGACCGTGCGGCCGGCGACGGTCGCGTTCTGCGCCCGCACGGCGAGCGCCTGGCGGTACTGGGCATCGGTCAAGGTGACGCTGGCGCTGGCCAGGTTGGCGTCGAAGGTTTCGGTCAGCGCCCGATCCAGTGCGTCGAAGGCCGCGTTGGCGGTCACCTCCTTCTGGTTCTGGCTGGCCTGGATGTAGGTGATACCGAGATTGGTGGTGCCGCTCACAGGGTCGCCTCCGCTGGCAGGCCGCGGCCGACCAGGCCGCTCATCTGGTGCACCCGCACGAAGACCTCGGTCTGGGTCGCGCCGAAGTCGGTGGTCTGGTTCGCCGCCGAATAGACCGCCGAGGTGGTGCTGGCGGTGATGGTGCGAATGGTCCCCGGCGCGTAGTTCGACGCGGCGATGTTGCCGGCGCCGGTGCCCGTGCCGCGGCGGAGCCGCAGCTCGGCAAAGCCGCGATTGCCGCCGCCATTGCCGGCGGTCACCCGCAGCCGGAAGGACCGGTAGGTTGCCGCGGCGGCCAGGGCGTAGCTGCGCACCAGGCCATTGCTCCAGCCGGTCTGCGCCGTGCGGGTGTCGAGTACCACCCAGCCGGAGGTGATATTCAAGCCGCCGGCGGTCGCATAGAGCTCGAGCTCCTGCACCCGCATGTTGATGCCCCCGCCGGAGGCCTGGCCGGCGGTCACGCGCAGGCGGTAATGCCGATAGGTGACCGGGGCCGGCAGCGTGTAGGTCCGGAGCTCATTGCCCGCCCAGCCGGTGATGCCGGTGCGGCTGTCGAGCACGACCCAGTTGGCGAGGTCGTGCGACCCCTCCAGCGTCCAGTCCTTCGGCGCGTCTGTGCCGACGAAGGAGCCCGGCGCCCTGACAGCGTACTGCGCCACCGTCTGCGCGGCGGGAAAGCTGATGCCGGCATGGCGCGGCAGGGTGGTGCTGGCCACTCCCCATTCGGCCGAGCCCTCGTCGAACAGGTTGGCCGGCGTGCCGCCATCGCCGAAGACGCTCGGCACTTCCGTCCCCCGCCCCTGGAAGGTCCAGTCCCTTGGGCTGTCGCTGCTGGCGAAGGAGGCGCGGGCGACGATCTCGTACTGGCGGACGGTCTGGTCGCTGTCGAAGGTGACGCCGACGAAGTGGGGATCGGAACTCGCCAGCCATTCGGTGGTGGTGCTGCCGTCGAAGGCGTTCGCTGGCGTGCCATGCGAGCCGAAGTAGGTCTTGGTGACCGCCGGCGGCCCGTTCAGCACATCGACCTCATAGGCCTCCGAGGATTCTGACAGCGGCACGGTGCCGGTGCCGTCGAGCCACTCGCCGCCGAGGCGGGTGCGGCGGATCCAGCTGATGGTCAGGTTCTGGCTGCCATCCCGGGTCCCGGTGACCTGGCAGGGGGCATAGGGGCGCTCCGCCCGGCCGCGGACTGCCTTGGTGACGGTGCTGGCGGCGGTCTCCACCGTCTCGAACACGGTCACGGCGCGATGGTGGCGCGTGGCGGTGGCCTCGCTGCCCTGCGCCTGGAACTGGAAGCGTGCCGCGTCCAGCAGCACGAAGGTGTCACCGGCGGCGCGGGAGGCGATCAGATCCTCGGTGCCGCGCCGCCCGCGCAGCAGGCCGGTCAGGCGATACCGCCCTGCCCCCAGGTCGGTGGCGGTGCAGAACTGGATGATCTCGGCCCGCCCGTCCGAGCCGATCAGCGCTGCGCGGTTGGCACCGTTCAGCACCTCGAGCTCGGTGGCGCTGTCGAGCTCGCCGTCGGCCAGCTGCACCTCGACCGCGCTGGCCTCGTCCCAGATCCAGGGCGAGACGGCCACCGCTGGGGCCACCTGCACGCTGCCCCAGGTGACCGGCGTGGTGACGGCGCCGAGCGCGTCCCAGCTTGCTTGGTCCGGGCTGCGGTTCAGCACGACGCCGCGGAAGCGCTGGCCGTCATAGGCGCCGACCAGGGCGTATTCCCGCAAACCGGCTTGGCCGAGATCGTCGGCGTCATCGACCAGAGCGAGGTCGGGCAGGAGGAGCCTGGCGAAGTACGGCGCCGGCATGCCGGGCTCGGCCCAGCCCGCGCCGCCCTCCGCCGGCGCGGCCAGGGCATAGCTGGCGGCGTCCTCGGTGACCGCCTCCAGGCGGGTCACCCAGTTCGCCCCCAGCTGGGTCGAGAGGACACGGCAACGGATGGCGGCGCCGTCCCGGGTCGTCACGGTGATGGGATCGGTCGGCACCAAGCGCGCGTGGCGGGGGCCGACGGCGCAGGACAACCGCGTGCGCTCACGCCACGCACCGGTGATCAGCCGCCTTGCCACGGCCTTGGCCTCGCCGGCGGTCAGCGGAATAGGCAGGTCGATCGCGGCGGAGGCATTGGCCCCGACCGTCGCGGTAGGGCTGACCGGCCGCCGCCAGGACTGGGCGTTCTGCTCGAAGCCCCGCTCGACATCGAGAAAGCGCACGGCCAGCTCGCGCGGTAGGTCGGCATCCTGCGCCCGCTGCTCCTGCAGCACGGAGGCATCGGGTTCCTCCCGCACCATCTCGGCATAGGGGATGGTGGCGACGACGACCCCACCCCGCTTGCGGAAGACCAGCACGTCGTCCTGCTCGACTGCGTCGAACTGGAAGGCGCCGGCCAAGGGGGTGATGGCGTCGCGCGCCGAGGTCGGGCGCGGCACGATGTAGCCCCGCAAGGCGTCGGTGAGCGCGGCGGTACTGATGTCCGTCCCCATCAGCCCGGCGCGCTGGCACAGCGCGGCGACCACCTGCCCCACCGTCAGGGAGTTGGCCGCGGCGCGGGAGAGGTAGCGCTTGGCGATCTCGCGCACGCCGGCGCCGGCGCCGACCTGGCCGAGCACGGCCTGCTGCTCGTCGAGCCAGAACAGCGTCTTGAAGTTGGCGCCCGCCTGGTTGACCAGCACGTCGCCCGAGCCGGTCTGGATCAGGAAGTTGCCACCAAGGCCCCAGGTAGCGCCGAGCACGCGGGTGATCTGGCCGCGGCCGTCATGTGAGGCCGGCAGCACGTGGTCGACCACCTTCCAAACCACCCCGCCGCCCGGGGCCCATTTGATGGTCGAGAAGCGCCCCCAGCCGCTCAGCGGCCCGCCGGTGCCGGAGAGGGTGATGACGAGGGTGTCGTCGCTGACGTCCCAGAAGGCCGCCTGCAGCAGCGGCCGGACGGCGAGCGGGTCGATCTCGGCCTGGACGTCGATCGACGCATAGTCGTCGCGAAAGATGCCCATGGCGGCGCCGCCGCCGAGGCTCGCCGCGCCGGAGTAGTACCGGAAGCGGGCGACATCGATGCGGAACGGCGTGGCGAGTTCTGAGGCGCGCAGATACCAGAGCTCGACGCCGCCATCGTCGCGGGTGCGGCCGGGGACCAGGATGACGGGGAAGGTCAGCGGGCCGATGCCGAGGCCAATCGGCACCGGCGGCGGCTCGATGGCAACGTCGCCGGCGCCCCAGACATATTCCATCCGGTCGGCGTCGATGGTCAGGGTCGACGAGTAGGATCCCTGGACGATGACGAAGCTGCGTGGGCGCGCGCCGAGCCGCGGCACCGACAGGCTGGTGATCGCCATCGGGTTGACCAGGCGGGTGCCGTTGTCGCCGAAGCCGAAGCCGTCGCCGAGCGGATTGCCGAAGACCCCCACCCCGCGCATGGCGTCTGGGTCGATCTTGAACAGCGGGACGCGATTGGCGTTGCCGCCGGTGACGTAGAGGAAGCCGTCGACCCCGAGATGCATCAGCCCAGTGCCGGTGCTGTCCGGACCTGGGACGCTGCCGAGCGGGAATAGCGGGGCGAGGATGCGGTCGAGCGTGTGCTCGCCCAGGCTCTGCATCGTCACCAGGTCGTAGACCCGGATCATCTCGTTGGCGCCGCCGCCAGAGGTCGAGGTGCGGACGCGCCCCTCGTAGATGCGCCCGCGGCGGTAATCGACCGCGACGTTGCAGGCCCAGTTGCCGATGTAGGTCCGCCCCGAGGGCGAGGATGGCCACAGCGGTGCCACCGGCGGGATGGTCGCCACCTGGGGGAAGCTGCGCGCCGCATCGCCGGCGAGTTCCACGGTGACGTTCGGCATGCGGTTGCCGAAGCGCTCCAGTGGCACCTCCTCGAAGACGAGGTAGGCGAGGCCGCGATGCGCCGGCGCCTCGTTCGCACCCAGAGAGGCGGCGAGCAGCGGATCCGGGAGCTGCGTCTCGCTGCCGGGATGAAAGCGCCAGACCAGCCCGGGGATCTGCACCACCTCGCTGGAGCCGGTGGTGTCGTAGACCAGCTGGGCGTCGAGCCAGATGCGCAGCACCTGCGGGTTGGTCGGCGGGATCAGCCATTCGCACAACCCGACCGCCCAGGAGAGGTAGTAGGAATAGGTCGTCGTCTTGGCGCCACCGCCGCCCTTGCCCTGGCGGCGGGTGGTGGCGCGCTCGCGCAGGTCGGTTTTCCAGATGACGTTGCCGGCGAGCTTGACGCGGCCGACCGCCATGGGGATGGGCAGGCCGTAGCCGGAGGTCTGGACGGTGAGGTCGTTGAGCCGCGGGCCTTGCGTATCCTGACCCTTGGGCGGGAAGAGCAACGCCCCGGCGGCGCCGCCGAGGGCCCAGCCGATCGACGCCCCGAGCGGGTTGAACCCCGAGACCACGAAGCCGATGGCGGCCCCGGCGCCGGCGACGGCAAGCTGGGCCATGGCTCAGGGCTCCGCGGAGACCGAGAGCGCCGGCAGCCGGAACGCGCCGAGCAGGGCTGCGCGCAATTCGGCATCCATCGGCTGCTCGACCACCTGGCGGCGCGGCGCATAGGCGTGTAGGCACGCGGGCACGCCCCAGGCGGGATGCAGGGAGGCGATGCCGACATGGCCGCCGTACAGGCCGAGGCGGAACAGCAGCACGTCGCCGGGCTCGGCGTCTGCGACCCGCGGGGCATGCCCCAGGACCCCCTCCAGCAGGCGCGTGCCCTGCGGCTCGCGGGCGTAGGGCGCGGGATCGGGCAGGTCCCAGCCCACATCGCGCGCGGCGAGCAGCACCAGGCCGATGCAGTCCACCCCCGTCCGGCTGCGGCCGAGATGGCGCCACGGCACGCCGATATAGTCGCGCGCGGCGGCGACGAAGGCCGCAGCGGCCACATTGGCCTCCGCGCTCACGCCGGCGTCTCCAGCACCGCGAGCGCGCCGGGGATGAAGGGCTCGCCGCGAAAGTTGAGGTAGTTGCCGAACACCGCCTGGCAGGTAGCCTTGCGCTTGTCGCAGCCTGGCTGGATGCGCAGCACGTCGCCGACCGTCGGCGCGAAGGGCGGCGGGGCGAAGAGCGACAGAACCCGCCCGCCCTGGTTCCACGCCAGCACCTCGCGGGCGACGCCGGCATTGGCGCCGGACTGCCAGATGGCGACGCCGCCCTCGAAGTAGCTGTTGGCGAAACCCGAAATGGCCGCCGACATCACCAGCGTCACGCTGTCGGTCACCGTCTCGACGACTGCCTGCTGCGTCCAGCCGGCGCCGAAGGTGAGGTCGACTTTGCAGCGGGCGTCGCCGAGATCGGCGCGGCATTCGGGCTGATACATCGCGCCGACGGTCTGCTGCAGCGGCTGGGCCAGGCCACGCAGCTCAGCGCGGAAGCTGCCATCGTCCTGCGCGATGACCTCGCCCAGCCGGCCGCGGCGGAGCTTGAGGTCCCCGTCCCCCAGGCTCGCCCAGTTCACCGCAAAGATCCGCACTTCGGCGTGATCCCACAGCCCAGCACGCAGTTCGGCGGGGTCGATGGCGCTGCTGTCGAGCAGACCGACCAGCTCGGTCTCGTCCACCGCGAGCTCGGCACCCGCCGAGATAGCGGCGCGCTGGTAGCCGAGGGCACAGACAAAAGTTTCGCCGCCATAGACGAGGTCGCGGTCGTGATCGGTGAAGGTGAACACCGCGCCGTCGCGGCGGACCACGCGCCACAGCGTCGCGAGCGTCGTCGCCTCACCAGCGAGGTGCGTGGCGAGCGCAGCGGAGGCAGACTTCATTCCCTGATCTCCACCACGGGGATGTCGGACCACTCGCCGATCTGGAAGGCGGTCAGGCGCAGAGGCAGCGTGTCGGTGTCGAAGCGCGCCGGGACGTCGAACTCGCAGGCGGCCTCGATCGCCTGGCCGGTGGTGCCGGCGAGCGCGCTGCCGAGGGTGATGACGCCGGTGGCGAGGTTGACCTGGAACTGACTGGAGCCGGTCCCGAGGCTGCGCTCGGTGCCATTCACCCAGCAGCGCACCGTGCCGGCGACGGGGCGGGTGATGGTCCGCGTCACCGAGGTCGGGCCGGAGGTGTAGGTGCGCAGGATCTGCCAGGTGGCGTCGCCACCGCCGGTGGTGCCGATGACCTGCCGGTCCAGCTGGTAGTCCGACCAGTCCTTGAACCGGAAGGCGTGCAGCCGTCCCGCCCGCGCCCGGAAGAAGGCAATCAGCACCGCGAGGTCGTTGTCGTCCTGCAGGCCGGTGGCGACGTTCCAGCGGCCGCGGCCGGCGGACCAGTTGCCCTGGCGCTGCTCATGGCCCCCGGAGGAGACGATCACCGAGGTCGAGAATTCCGGCCCGCCCTCCGCCCCCTCGGCGATGCGGTCGGGGAAGCGGACGTCGTGGAAGGCCATGGCTCACCGATGGCGGTTGCTGCGCGCGACGGAGCGGGAGAGCTCGGCCAGCACCTGGCCGCGGCTCTGGCGGAAGGAGCCGGCGTCTGGCGTCTGGATGGTGATGTTCTGCACGACCTGGCGCGGCCGATCCGCGACGGCGGCGCCGACCGCGGCCTGTTGCCGGCGGGTCAGCACCCGCTCGCCCATTTCCAGGATGGCGGGGAACTCGGTGCGGGTTAGCAGGCCGCCGCCCTGATGGAACCGCGGCGCGCCGTGGAACAGGGTGAGCGGCATGGCGCGCTGTGGCACCACGTCCTGGCCGACCACGCCGCCGCGGTGGAAGAACGACACCAGCGTGCCGGCCTGCATCGCCGCCTCGGCCGAGAGTTTTGCCGCGCCGACGCCCGCGGCCTCAACCGCGGAGCCGCCGAGGCCGAACAGGCCGGCGAGGCCGCCGCCGCTGAACAGGCGACTGCCGCCGCCACCGCCACCGCCAAACACACCGGAGGCGACACGGCCGAGCATCTCCTCCAGCGGCTTGAGCACCAGGGCACGGGTGCCGAGATCGAGCAGCGCGCGTTCCATGTCGCGCAGCACGTCACTGGCGCGGCGGCCCTCGAAGGCGATCGCGCGGAAGCCGGACACGAGGACACCCGCCGCCTCACGGCCGTAGCCCTCCATTTCCTTGAGCACGCGAACGTCGTCCTGCGCTCGGGCGATATCGACAGCGTTGGCGATGTACTGCCGGCCGGTGTCCGTCTCCGAGGATCCAGGGACGCGGCGTTCCAACTCGGCTCGGGCCCGGATGGCGGCGATCGCCTCGGCCCTGTCGCGCTCCCCGAGGCCGATGGTGCCCGCCTCGGCGCGGATCAGCTCGATCTGCCGTCGCTGCTCCTCCAGCGAGGCGGCGGTGATGCGGTCCGCCTGCACACGTGCCAGGCGCAGGTAGCGCTCGGTGAGCTCAGCGACCGCCGCCGCCTCCTGCTCCGTGCCGGCGAGCCCGGCGCGGCGGACGTCCTCCAGGGCCTTGGCCCGCGCCTCGGCCTCCTGCATCGCTCCGGCGCCACGGCCCAGCGCCTCATTGAGCCGCCCCTCCGCCTCGATCTGGCGATCGACGTTGGCGGTGAGGTCGCGATACTGGCCGGCGGCGCGGGCGAGGACCGCCTCGCGCACCGCGGCGCGTTCCTCGACGGTGGGATCACGCCCCTGCGCCCGTGCGGCCTCCTCCAGGCCCTGCATGGCCTGGGCGAGCTCACGGGCGGCGCCCTCGCTGGTGGTGGCAATCCGTGCTGCCTCGCGCTGACCGCGGATGAACTGCTCGATCGGCCGTTCGGTGCCGGTGATGCGGGCGCGGATCTGCTCGATGGCGTCGCCGAACTCGCGGTACTCGGCGCTGTCCGGCGCAGCCTGGCGCTGCGCCCGCTGGAAGCGCTCGAGGTCGCGCGTCAGCTCGGCGACGTCGCCGGTCGGCGTGCCGCGGCGGCGGACTTCGGACAGCGCGCTGTCGTAGAAGCGCTGCTCCGGCGTCGGGGTCGGTGGGCCGGCGACAGATGCGGGCTGGGGGTTCGCTGCCCCGGTAGGGGCTGTGGCCGGTGGCGGTGGCGGCGTGGCCGGCACCGGCTGCACCGGCCCGGCGATGCCCGACCCGGAGTAGCCGGCGCGGATGCCGCGCACGTACCGCGCCGTCTCGTTCGGCAGGTCCGCCTGGCCGCCGAGCACGCGATCGACCCGGCCAGGGCCAGCATTGTAGTCGGCGAGAGCGAGGGCGACGTCACCGCGCGCCTGCAGGCGTTCGCGGAGGTACAGCGCCCCCGCGATCGTGTTGCTGCGCGGGTCGTCGATACCGCCCGACAGGCCATAGCGCCGCGCCATCTCCTCGAAGGTGCCCGGCATGACCTGCATCGGGCCGCGCGCGCCCGCGCTGCTGGTGCGCCAGCTGCCGTCCGGGTTGCGCACGCCCTCGGCGCGCTGCACCCGCTCCAGCAGCGCACGGTCGACGCCGGAGACGCGGGCGGCCTCCTCCAGCAGGCCGGAGATGTCAGCCGCCGGGGTGGGTCGAGTGGCCTGCGCGCCCGGCGTCGAGGGGCCCAGCATCTGCTGCAGCCGCAAGCCGAGCGCGACAGGCGCGCCGCCAGGCAGCGCCTGAAGCACGGCAAGGCCGCCCTGTTCGACCAGGAAGCGCGAGTTCCGCTCCGACCGGGCGAGCCACTCGATGAAGGGACCGCCGGCCCGCGTCAGCCCATCGGTGATCCGGTTCCACAGGCCCTCGAGCGATTTCTCGACGTTGTTGATCGCCCGGTCGAAGGCGGTGCCGCCAGCGGTCGCGCCCTGCACCACGCTGGTCAGGCGCGCGATGACCTGGGCTGCGGCACCGCTGGCATCACCGGCGCGGACCATGAGCTCAATGTGGCGGCGGAACTGCTCGTCGAAGCCGCGCACGCCCTGCTCGGCGAGCTCGCGGGCCACCTCCTCGGGCCGGCGCAGGGCACGGGCGACACGCTCGGCCGCGGCGGAAAGGTCCTTATCCAGCGTGCGGGAGAGGTCGAGCGCGAGCGCCACATAGCGCTCAAGGTTCTCTCGGTCCTCCGGCCGCACCACCTGGGCGATGCGCGCCTGCGCAGTCCGTACTTCCGAGCGGCCCGCGCCCGGTGTCAGCAGGCTCTGCTCGCGGGCGCGGCGCTCCAGGTTGCGCGCTAGGCTCTCGTAGTCGGCGGCATAGCCACGCAGCTCATTGCGCAGCCGGGCGACGCGGCGCTCGGTGCCCTCATAGGCGGCGAAGGTGCCGATCAGTGCGCCGCCGACAGCAAGCGCGCCGACACGCACGGGGGTGAACAGCCCGCCGATGGCGCGGAAGGTATTGCCCACCCCGCCCATCGCCTGGGTGATCTGGCCACCCTGCTGGGTCAGCACTTGGAACGCGCTGGCCCCACCCAGCAGCGAGGTGATGACGTCGTTGATCTGCGGCGCCAGCTGCTGCGCCTGCCGCGCCGTCACCCCGAAGGCGTTGGCGGTCTGGTTCGCCGCGGCGGTCACCGCCTGGTGGCGCTGCTGCAGCGGCACTAGCAGCCGGGCATGGTCGTCGAGGCTGATCAGGCCGAGTTTCAGGGCACGGTCGAGCTTGGCCTCGGCATCGACCAGTTCGACGGTCGCCTTAACCGCCGGATTGGTGCGCTGGGCCAGGGCGGCGACCTGGCGGGCGGTCTGGTCCATGCCGCGGGTGATGCGTTCCTGGGAGCCGGCGACCTTGTCGCCGGAGGCGCGCAGGCGCTCATTCGCTCCCTCAACTTGGCGCGCGCCGGCGACATAGCCGGAGGCATCGAGCGAGGAGCGGATGATCGACAGCAGCTCGACGCCGCCCATGGTGCCGCTCATGGATCGTCGTCCTCCAGCTCGGCATCACGGCGGCGGGTGGCCGCTAGGCGCTCGGCCTCGATGGCGCGGCGCTCGCCGTCGAGCGCGAGGACGGCGACAATCTCCGCCGGGTGCAGCGGGACGCGCATGGTGCGGCACCAGGCCTCGACGTCGCGGTGCTGGATCGGCTGCGGGATGCCGCTCTCAGAATGCAGGCGCTGGGCGTCCAGTTCCCCGAACGCCCGCCACACCGCCTCGGATCCCGGCGGGCGCGGCGGGCCGACGAGCCCCGCCGGCATCCTCCCGCTCTGCCGCTGCGCCGACAGCAGATGTTGCCGCCGCGAGCCGCCGCCCTTGAGCCGCTGGCTCAGCCAGAATTGATGGCGGCCATGGGCGCGGAGAGCGTCGAGCCAGCCAAAGGGAAGAAGTTGCCGCTGACATTGAGGAAGGCGATCGCCGCGTTGCGCAGCCAGCGCAGGCCGGTGGCGTTGAAGGCGCCGGCGGCGAGATCAAAGCTGCAGGGCGCGGCAATGGCGTGGCCGTCCAGGCCGACCAGGTGCCAGGACTTGGTCAGCCGGGCCAGCATCTGGCCCATATCCTCCCACTCCTCCTCGGCAGTGAATTCTCTGCCCAGCTTGCGCTGGGCGTTGTCACGGGCGAGCCGATGCGCCTGGGCCTGCTCGCTCTCCCAGGAATAGAGCTCGATCCAGCCTTGCTCACCGGCCTCGTCGGTGAGCGGCGCGCGCGTCACGGGGTGGATGAGCAGCAGGCGGGCGCTGCGGTCGGTCGGCAGCGCCAGGGTGTCGAAGATGGCCGGCATCATTCTCTCCAGGATTAGGTGGCGGCGGTGTCGGTGCAGCGCAGCGTGGTGCCGGTCATGCCGGCCGCGCTGCCGAGGTATTCCAGCGCCTGGAACGGCACGTTCATGGTCTGCGAGCCTTCGCCCTGCACGTTCTCCTCGTCGCCGTTCAGCTTGAGCCGCGGCAGGTGGAAGGCCACCGCATCGGCCGTGGCACCGCCCGCGGTCAGCATGAACAGCAACTCGACCTCGAGCTCCTCCTCGAAGGCCGCGCTGATCGCATCGGTGTCGTCGACCAGCGCGGTGAAGTCGCCGGTGACGTCGGCGGTGCCGAGCAGCACGTCCGGCGGGAAGGCTTGGCCGAGCACCGCCGGGGCGTCCGCTGCCATGGCGAGGTTCAGGTTCAGCCCGGTGACGGTGCCGACGGTGCTGCCGGCGATGCGCAGGATGCCGTTGAGGCTGTTGCACACCTCGGTGGTCGTCGCTGCGGCGGGCGAGGTGAAGTAGGGCGCCGCCGCGCCGGTCAACGTGCGCCGGTTCCGCCCCATGACGTTGAGGCCGAAGGTGCTGTTGCCCTCCGCCGGCACGGCGAGGCGGTACCCCGTCACGCGGAGCTCCGTGTAGAGCCGGGCACGGTCGAGATCCTCGTGGTAGCGCTCGATCGCCAGCTTGCGCCGGACATGGCCGGAGGCCGGGATGATCGACGACTTCCCCGGCGTGGTCAGGGTGAAAGCGGTGTCCGCCGCCATGGTGGTGGGCGCCGGAAACACGCTGACCTCGCGGTTGGAGGTCCCCCCGAAGCCGGTGACCAGGAAGCGCACGCCGTTGTTGCCGGCGGCCGATAGGCTGGCGAACTGGATGATCGTCCCCTTGCGCAGGCCGAGCGCGACCGGGTCACCCCCGCCGAAGTTGAACTTCGAGGTGGCGCTGTCGGCGGCGGCGCTGGTCAGCTGCACTTCCGTCAGGCCTGAGGGCAGGATCGGTGCCGCGGAATCGCGGTGCGCTGCCTCGATGAAGTCGAAGTAGCTGCCGGGGGAGAACTCGCCATCCAGCGGTCCCTCGACCCGGCGCGAGGTATGCCGCGAGCTGCGCACCTGGCGCGAGGGCAGGATCTCGGCCGAGCGGGTGGCGTTCTTGCGCAAGTTCAGCCCGGCGCTGACGCGGCGGAGGATACGGCCGCCGGACGATCCCGGCGCGGTGGCGATGTCCGCCTCCGCATTCGTGACCATGGTACCGTCCGCGTAGAATTTGTACGCGAAGCGTGCCGCGCTGCCTTCGGCGAGGGGCATGGGTGCTCTCCGAGTGTGAGGGAGGGCGCGGCGTCAGCCGCGGAAGCGATAGACGAAGACGGCGATGCCGCTGCGCACCCACCAGGCACCGTCGGCGGAGGCGCCGGGCATTTCGATCACCGAGGCGCCAAGGAAGGACAGCGGTCCGTCGCGCCGGCTGCGGAACACCCCGAGGGCCTGGTCCAGTAGGGCGAGCTGGGTGGCCTCACCCAACCCGCGGGCGGCCATCACCCGGATCACCACGGAGCCGTGCAGCTCCTTCTCGTGTAAGCCGCGGCCGCCGCCGAAGGCGGCTAGGCGCTCGCTGCTGTGCTCCACCGCGAGGTGCAGCCAATGCTGGGTGGCGGCGCGCGAAGGGACGGCATCGCTGCCATTGTGATGCCAGAGCACCGGGATGCCGGGCGGGGCCGGCCAACCAGTGGCCCAGGCTACGGCTATTGCAGCGACGCTGTCGGCGTAGGGGGACGCGGTCATGAGCGAGTGGCCCGGATCGGGCGGATGACGATTGCCGGGTAGCGGACCTGGCTCTCGATATCGCGCGACCCTGCGACGCGCCGCTGCGAGCGCTCGGTCACAATCCCCCGCCGCCCGAAGCGCCGCCGCCGAGTGGCCTCGACGCTGAGCGCGAAGGCGTCCGGCACGTCGACATAGGTGAAGCGCGGCTCCCAGCCGAGCGGGCGGAGCACGGGTCGCAGGGCGACTGCCGCCTGCTCGACGAAGTGCATGGGCACCTGCAGCACGAAGGGGCCGCCGCTGTCACGCTTGCCGACCTCGAGCCGGCGCGCGTAGTCGGCACGGACCACCACCACCGCCTCCGTGGCGCCGGCCGGCAGACGCGCGGTGCGAGGCACCGCGGCGTCATCAACGAAGGTGGTAATACTGGCCTTCCAGCCGCCTTTGCGCTCCGGCCCGTTCTCCTCGATGTAGGTGACGGCGCGGATCACCGCCTCGGTGAGGTAGTGCCAGGCGATCAGGATGACGCCATCGGGGCGCACCTGCTCCGGCGCGGCGCCCGGGCGGCCGTCCACCGTGGTGGTGTGGTCGGGCACCACCCCGCCGGAGCGGGCGGCCTGCTGGCGCTCAACCTCGGCGATGTGCGCGCGCGCCATGGCAGCGAGGCGGCGACTGGCCGCGGGGCCGGTCAGCCCGCAGGTGCCGACCTCAAGCTCGCGGGTGAAGTTGCGGAACTGGCCGCGGGTGATGGCCATGTCAGCCGCCGCGGACCGCGAGGGTCCAGCCGATGCGCTCCGTTCCCTCCCAGACGGGGGCAGCGAAGAGCACGGTGAAGCTTTCCGCGCCGTCCAGCACCTCATCGGGCTCGCGCGGCGGCCAGGGGAAGCCGGCGGCGACGAGGTCGGCATGCAGGATCTCGATGCGGCGGTCGCCCTGCACGAGCGGCGGTGCGAGATCATCAGGGGCATAGTCCGCCGAGAAGCCGGTCACGGCGGCCGTGACGAAGGTGTCGGGCGGCGAGACCAGGCGGCGCAGCGTCATCGGCCGCCCGCGCCGCGCGAGGGCACGACGGCGGGCCTCGCGCAACGCGCCCATCAGAGGTGGAACCGCCGGTAGCGTTCGAGGGCGGCCAGCCGGTTGGGCGCCAGCGGCAGCGTGTCGCCGCGGTGCTCGAAATAGCCGACCGCGCCGACGCCCTCGGTGGTCTCGTTGCGCACCGCCGGATCGCGCCCCTGGCCGTGCCACAGCCCAGCGAGCAGATCGAGGCAGGCGCGTTCCAATGCGGGCGGTGCGTCGTCCGGCAACACGAAGCCGGCCTGGTACTCCACGACCACCAACCGCGCCGTCCATGGCACGCGGGCGCCCTCGCGCAGCCGGTAGAGCAGCACGCCGCCCCGCTCGTAGTCGGCCGCGGCCAGCGCGACGCCGTCCTCCGTGACGGCGGTGATCGTCACGCCGAGGTCGCGGTGGAGCACGATGACATCGACCGGGGACACCAGGCGTGCGGTCTGCCGCAGCATCTCGCGGCCGAAGCCCGAGCGATTACACCACTGCGCGACCAGGTCGGACGCCTGGCGGATCAGATCGGCGATCCGGGCGTCCTGTGCCGTGTCCGTGACGCCGAGCTCGCGCTTGGCGGTCGCCAGCGTCGTGAGGTCGCTGGTGGCGGCCGGCGTGACGATCTCCAGCATCTGCCTTCCCCGTCAGGCTGGATCGCGAACGGGCGGACGGCGCCGTGCGGGTTGCTGCCGAGGCGAAGGATCCACAGCGACCGCCTCGGCATATCCCTCGGCGACCAGTCCTGCGGCGGCGCCCGCGCGCAGGCTGACCTTTTCGCCGGCGGCGACGGCGATCAGCCGCACGCCGTCCAGCGAGTAGGAGAATGGCCGCAGCGCGCGGATGCGTCGCTGCCCCTCCGCCGCCATGGTCACACCGGCGGGTTCGGCGTTGGCGCGTTGCGCGGATGGCCGAGCAGCGCAATCGCCGCGAGGAAGATGTTCCCCGTGTTGTTCGCCGGCGTGACGGTCAGCCGGACGTAGCGCTTGCCGCCGACATAGCCGATCTTGCGGGTCTTGTTGTCGTCGGCGAAGGACAGCCCCGCCTGCGCCTCGGTGCCGATCAGCTCCTTGTCCGGCACCGCCTCGGCCCCGGCCATGTTCGCCGCATCGCTCGCCTCGACCAGCACGGTCAGCGTGGCATCGGCATCGGCGATGTCGCCGGCGGCGAGCAGGAAGGTCAGGCTCTCATAGCCCTTGGTGTCGACGATCTCCGACACGAAGGGCGTGTTGTCGGTCCTGGCCGCCGCCGGGCTAATCGCCCGCACGGGGTGGATGTTGTGGCACAGGTCACGAGTGGCCATGGCGGACACCTCGCCTTTCAGTTGCGTTGATGGAACGGTGAAGTGTGTGGATAACCGCAGCGGCGGCCCGCGCGGCCGATGGCGGCTACGCGGGCCCGGCCGTCACGCCGCGGCGCACTTCAGCTTGCGCATGGTCTCGGCCAGCACGACCGCACCGCCCATGCGCCGGCGGAACAGGAAGCGGACATTGCCGCTGGTCGCCTGGGTGAAGGGATCGCGCAGCATCGTCATGGCGATGCGGTCGACGATCACATAGCCGCGGCGGAAGTCGCCGAAGGCGATCGGAAAGGCGTCCGCCCCCTCGTTCGGCATATCCGGGCATTCGACGTACGGCGCGCCGAGGATGGTGTTCGGCACCCCGTTGGCGAGGCCCGGCATCCAGACGTAGTTCTTGTCGGCGTCCTTCAGCTTGCGCACCGAACCCAGCGTCACCCGGTTCAGCGTCCAGACCGCGTTGCGCGCATAGGCGGTCTTCAGGGCGTGGAAGAGGGTGATCAGCCCGTTCCCCTGACCCTCCGCGTCGGCGATCGTCGCCGCCGAGCCGGAGGGCGTGAAGGTGATGTCGGAATTGGTCAGGATGCCCTCCGCCTCGCCGACGCCGGAGCCGCCGACGAATTCCTGCCCCTCCTTGACCGCGAACTGCTCGACCGCCTCGGCGCGGATCTCGCTCTCGAGGTCATAGGCGCTGTCCTCCAGGTTGTGCTGCGAGATGTCGACCAGCGCATAGACCTCCGGCGCGGTGATCTCGATCATCCCGTAGGCGAGGCCCGGGGTCTCGGTGCGTGTGCCCTGCTCGGAGACGCGGCGGGCGGCGAACTGGCCGGTACGCTTCGGCAGCATGATCGACTTCGAGGAGGTGCCCCGGACGCGGGCCAGCGAGCGGACCGGGCTCATCTCGGTCACGCCCTTGATGATCTCGCGGACGTACTCGGACGGGGCGAGATAGCCGCCGGTCGTGTCGTCGGCGATCGACATCGCCTTGTGCTCGGCCGCGACCTCGGAAAGCGCCTTCTGCTGCTCGGCGGTGAGGTTCGGCACGCCGATTGTGTGGGCGTTGATCACCGCCCGGGCCCAGGTGTTCACCCGCGCCTTGAGCTCGGCCTGGCGGTCGCCCGTGCCCATGCCAGGGCGGTTGATCCGGGTCTCGATGCGCTCCAGCGCCTCCTTCGAGCCCTCCGCCGCCTCGCGGCCGGCCTTGGCCTCGAGCTCGGCCTTGGTCAGCCGCTGGTTCAGCGCCTCGAAATTGTCGAGGGCGGTGTTCACCCGCTGGAGCTTCTCCTCCAGCACGACATCGGCGGCGCCCTTCTTGCCGACCTCAGCGAGGCGGGCGTCATTGGTCGCCTTGAATTCCTCGAACGCACGGCCGAGGCCGTCGAGGGCCTCCTTCACATCGGTTTCCATGGGGTATCCCGTCAGGATTGGAGGATCTGCTGCAGCCGGCGGATGCCGGCGAGCACATCGGCCGTTGCGTCCTCCTCCCGAGGCTCGGCACTGGCCTTGAAGCCGCGCGAGGCGATGGCCTTGGCGCGGTCACGCGAGAACCCTGCCTCCCGCAGAAAATCCTCGAAGTCGCGAATGGTCTGGATCCCGCCGGCGCGGGCCTTGAAGTCAGTCACCACCGCGGCGGGGTTCACGCCGTGGCCACGGGGGGCGAGCGACACCTCGTCAAGCCAGATGGTCTTGAGGCGGCGGAGCTCGGCGGCGCGGTCGACCTCGAACAGCATGGCGGTGTAGCCGATGGAGAGGTCCATCGCGCCGTCACCGCGGAGCGTGCCGTAGGCCTTCTGGCCATCGGGGTGCTCGAGGTCGAGCCGGCCGGAGCAGTACAGACCGCGCTCGTCTTCGCGGAACTCCGCCCAGCTGCCGATGGCCTTGCCCGGGTCGTGGAACCACAGCATGCGGGGCGCGGTGCCACGGCGTGCGTGCTCGGCGAGCGTCTCGGCGAAGGCGCCGGGCAGGATGACGTCGCGATAGGTGTCGACCACGTCGAACACCGCGCCGTAGCCCTCGAAGGCGCCGGTATCGGCGGCGACCGACTTCACCTCGAAGCGGGCGCGGAGATCGCCGCGGATCCTCATGGCGTGGTCTCAAGTTGGGACAGTACGGTATCCAGCGCGTCGCGGGCGCCGCGAATGCGCGCCTCGTTCGCCGCCGACAGGATCCGGCCGATTTTCTGTTCCAGGGCGGGGTCCTCCGCGCCGATGACACGGGCGACGGTGGCGATGGCCGCCGCCTTGCCGTCAGCGCCCTGCCGGTCGGCGGACTGGCCGCCACCACCACCATCCGGGCCCTGGGACGGCGCCTGCTTTGCACGGAGCGCGGCCTCGGCCTCCGCCTGGGTCGCCAGGTTCAGCGGCCGCAGCGGTTCGTCGAGGCCGGGTAGCGGGTTCAGATCCTCCAGCGCCCGGGCCTCATTGCGGGTTAGCACCCCGAGGGTGATCAGCGCGCTGTAGAACTCCGACCGCGTGCGCGCATCGCCGCGCATCAGCGCCTGAAGGGAGAATTTCGCGTAGAGCCGGCGCTGCCGTTCCTCCCGCGTCATCAGGTCGACGCGGATCCGCTCCTCGAAGCGGCGCGTCCACCGCCCCAACGAGTAAACGACATTCGCGATGAAGAACTGCTCCGCCGAGGCGTAGGTCGAGGCCTTGTCGGAATGCCCGACCATGGCCGGGTAGACCCCGAAGGCGCGGCAGATTTCCTCGATCTGGAAGCGCCGGGTCTCGATGTGCTGGGCATCGACGCCGGTCATGCCCATCGGCTCCCATTTCAGGCCGGAGGACAGCACCGCGGTGCGCATGGCGTTGGACAGCCCACCCTGGGTCTGCTGCCAGGCGGCGCGGAGTTCATCGACCTGCTCGCGGGTCAGCCGCTGCTCGGTGGTCAGGATGCCGCCCGGACGGGCGCCGTTCGCGTGGAGCCGGGCGTGGGCTTCCTCGGTGGCCAGCGCCAGGCCGATCGCCTCGCGGGCCAGCTTGGTGGCATCCAGGCCAGAGTAGGCGTTCCAGGATGGGGCGCGCAGGTGGAACACCTGTTCGCGGCCGACGGTCAGGCTGCGGCCGTCGGCGAGGACGAGATGATACGCCAGGTCATAGCCCTGGCGCTGCTCGATGGAGACGCTGCCGGGGACGAGGGGGATCAGCTCGCGGATCGGGCCCCTGGGGTTCGGGCGATTGATGAAGGAGATGCCGTCGCCGCGCAGCACGGCGTGCATCAGCGTGGTCTCGATCCACTCTGGCCAGGTCTGCCATTCGTTCGGCTGGCCGGCGAAGAAGTCCCACAGCGGCTCGCCCGTCGCCACGTCGCGCCCGCCACCCTCGCGGGGGCGATAGATGTCGAGCGGCAGCATGGCGACGCCGCAGGCGATGGCGTGCACGCAGGCGAGCGCGGTGGTGCATTCCAGCGCGGACGTGGCATTCACCGTGGCACCAGACTTCGCGGGTGGGCGTAGCGCCTCCCAGAAGCCCGGCGCGAAGGTTATGGCTTTCCGTTCCCGCCAGAGACGGGCGAGGCTGCCGAACACGCCAGCTGACATGGCACCTCATGTGCTCCAGGACGAAGAACATCGGCGTTGACCGTAACGGGAGCGCTCGCGCCGAATCGGGGTATGGTCGATAGCTCGGCGCTGGGTTTTCCACGGCGCTGGAGGAACCGCGTCGCGCACGGAATGGGATACGAGGAGAAGCCTTAGGCCGCGTGGACAAACTGGCGCTTGGGGGGATTCCCAGCCGGGGCCGGACGTGATTCCAAGCTGATCTCTGGCATGGAGATTGGCGTTGATCC